AGAGCTAATGGAAAAAGCAACTATTGTATTTGAAGCTGCTGTAAACGCACGTATTATTGCAGAATCAGCTAAGTTAGAAGAAGAATTTAATTCTCGTTTAACTGAAGCTGTTGAAGAAATTCGTTCCGAAATTGTAGAACATGTTAATAATTATCTCTCTTATGCCGTCGCAGAATGGGTTGAAGAGAATGAAGTGGCAATTGAATCTGGTATTAAAACTGAAATGGCTGAAGAATTCATGCTTAATCTTAAGCAAGTATTTGAAGCCAACTACGTTGACGTATCGGATACAAATGTAGATGTTATGGCTGAAATGGTTGAAAAGATTGAAGAGTTGGAAACAGCTCTTAATGAACAAATTGAAAAGACTATGGAACTTGAAAGAGAAAATGAAGACTCACAAGTCGACTCCATTTTCAATTCAATGTGTGAAGGCCTTGCAAAGACACAAGCCGAAAAGCTTGCCGTCCTAGCAGAAGGTGTAACTTATGAATCTCCAGCTGACTTTGAAAGAAAGCTTCATGTCATCAGAGAAACATATTTTCCATCAAACAGATCAACATCCAACGCTTCTTCATTAACTGAAGAAACTGTAGAAGATGATGGCGATGCCGATCATGTTCCTACTACAGGACCTATGGCTGCTTATGTACAAGCCATATCTAAGACTGTCAAGAAATAAGATAATATAAATATAAATAACCTATCAACAAGGGAGATATAAAACATGTTTCTTAACGAAGAAATTCAAAAAAAGTGGAAGCCATTAATTGAGCATCCTGATTTAGAGCCAATTAAGGACGCCCACAAGCGTGCTACAATTGCTCAGCTGCTGGAAAACACTGAAAGAGACATGTCTCAGACCGGTGGTTTTGGTGGTCAACAAGCTCTTCTCGAGTATTCTGGTGCTGCTCCAGCAACAGGTATCGGTGGTGTTAATAACTACGATCCAGTACTTATTTCGCTGGTTCGTCGTTCGATGCCAAACCTGATCGCTTATGACATCTGCGGCGTTCAGCCAATGACCGGACCAACAGGTCTGATCTTTGCTCTGCGTCCTCAGTACGACTCGCAGTCGGGTGCCAACGCATTCTACAATGAAGCAAATACCGGACAGTCGACATTCCCAGGTGGTGCAAATGCTGCTCTTGCTGGTAATACTTCGCTTGTTGGTTATGCTAACAACAATCTCGGCGGTCTGTACGACGGTACACTGAAGACTGGTAATAACGTTGTTTCCGGTAACTCGCAACAGTATAACTTTGCTGGTGGTATGCCAACATCGTATGCTGAAGCTCTGGGTTCAACTGCATATAACCAAGACTTCCGTCAAATGTCGTTCTCGATCGACAAGGTAACCGTTCAGGCACAATCGCGTGCTCTGAAGGCCGAGTATTCAATGGAACTGGCACAAGACCTGAAGGCAATTCATGGTCTGGACGCTGAGACCGAACTGTCGACAATTCTTTCGGCTGAAATCCTTTCGGAAATCAATCGTGAAATCGTTCGTACAGTAAACCTCACAGCCGTTGCTGGTGCTATTGAAACAACCACAGCTGGTGTATTCGACCTTGACGTAGACTCAAACGGACGTTGGTCAGTTGAGAAGTTCAAGGGTCTGATGTTCCAGATTGAACGTGAAGCAAATTACATTGCAAAGAATACACGTCGTGGTAAGGGTAACCTGATCATCTGTTCTTCGGATGTTGCTTCTGCTCTTCAAATGGCAGGTGTTCTGGATTATGCTCCAGCACTCAACAGCAATAATCTGCAAGTTGATGACACAGGTAATACATTCGCTGGTGTTCTTAACGGACGCATGAGAGTGTATGTAGACCCATATGCTGCTGGTAACTATATCACAGTAGGTTATAAGGGTGCATCGGCATTCGACGCCGGTCTATTCTATTGCCCATACGTACCTCTGCAAATGGTACGTGCTGTTGGTCAAGACACCTTCCAGCCAAAGATTGGATTCAAGACACGTTACGGCGTCGTTGCAAATCCATTCGCCTTCGGAAACAACTCACAGGGTTATACACCAGGTGCTCTTCTGCAGGGCTCGAACGTATACTACCGCAGAGTTCAAGTACAAAATCTTCTGTAATAATAAAAATAAAATCAGAAGTACTTGGGGGAGATCGAAAGGTCTCCCCCTTTTTTTATGCGTGTTCTAGTACTTCAAAATTAAATTCACCGGATTCAACGGTAACACGCACCTTTGGATAATATACTGCTTCACCAACAAGCTTAAGATAATCGCGGCCGCCATCAATAGCTCCACCACCGGATGCACGATAATCATGACGATAACGTGACACGACCACTTCACCAGTATCAGTAAGAACACCGGTAATAGGTTCAGCAAAGCATGAAGATGCATCAGTGATGAGAACATTCTCTCCCTTACGGAACATACCAAAGAAATTAGTATGACCCTTAGAAGTATCTGGGTTCTCTACATAGAAAACGTCTACAGGCATTTCTTGCCAACGGCCACCATGATTAGTACACCAATAACCCATATACTTTGCATTATATCTTTCTTCAATGATCTTGATTCCTTTATCACTGAAGTGAAAGCCTTGAGTACCATTATTAATAAACATTATTTGACCTGTATTCATTGATGAAGCTATTTGCCCAGTCCATATAATCGAGTTCAATAGGATCAAGCTTTATATTTTCTTCGCGGTACTTACGCAGAAGCTCGCAAAGCTTTTCTTCTACACGATGGATTCCATCCTTTTCGGTAGGAAAATCAAACAACATTAAATCCATTTCATCCTCCATATCAACCAGTACTATCTTATTATATACCAAAAATAATTTATTGTACATAACAAAATGCTATTTTTTTATGGATTTTACATGCATTTCTGTAATTTTACAAGAGACCCAGTGGTTATACCTATCGTCTCTTAAAATAGCATCTTCTTCAAAGATAAGTTTAGTCTCATAGTAAGAACATTCAGTTCTGTTCTTACACAGCTTTACAATTTCCCGTTTGAATTGGTCTTTACCAAATTTTTCTATATCAGCAAGAAGATATTTTGAAGAACCCCAATAGTCTTTCCAGTCAGAATCTTTTCTGATCTTTTTTCTTTTGCCCTTTACGACTTTGGATCCTGCAGAGGTAAAATATTTTCTACCGATGTATTGCTTATTGGTAGGTATATGAGTAATTCTATATATGAATCCATACATGGCAGAATCTGCTTCAGTGTATGGTTCACCATTATATAACCATTCCACTTTATTCTTCGTATTCTTCTAAGTCAGACTCTTCTTGCTGAACTTCAGAACCACAGAATGGGCAATAGCTTTCATTTAATTCATTTGAAATAGAACTGACGACTTTATATTCTGCATCGCAGGTCTGACACACAATCCAGTTTTCAACTTTCATATATTATAACTCCAATGATGGTTGTAACAGGAGTAGCACTAACTACTCCTGTTATTTATCACTAGAATTATTACTTGAAAATTCTACCTAATGTGGTGTTCTTTTGAATTCTTATATCCTTATTGCTCCATGACCAGCATTCACCGTCTAAATCATTGAAGCAAACCCAGATAAGATCATGCTCAATTCCATAATCTATTAATATATGTGCTAAAGCTTTACCTTTAGGAGTAGTAACAGGAATTGGTGGATTGAGCTGTAAAAGCATTATAGAGAAAAGCCTGTAAATGTATCTGCAGTTACATCTTTATTTATTCCGCCAACAATATAAGAGGTGATCTCAGTTTCTTGTGGAGCAACCTGTACATCAATGCCCGAGATCCACTTTTGAGTCCAAGGAAGAGGATTACTAGTAATCTTATTGATCTTATTAGTAGATACATCCACAGACTTCATACGACGAGCAGCAATCCAGTCTACATAATCACAAAGCAATTCATAGTTAAGACCAATCATTGATCCACTATAGAAAAGATATTTTGCCCAAGCCTTTTCTTGATTGATAACCTCACGGAAGATATTTTCAACCTCTTTTGCGCATTCTTCTTTAATAACTGCAAAATCTGGATCTTCTTTAGGAAGAAGCTTAATGAGTTGCTGAGTTGATGCAAGATGGATATTCTCATCACGAGCAATAAGCTTGATGATTTTTGCATTACCTTCCATCTTCTTTACTTCAGCAAATGCCCATGAGCAAGCAAACGATACATAAAAACGAATGCCCTCTAGCGCATTGACTGCATTGAGGCAGAGCCATAGAGCTTTCTTATGGTTATATGTTCCACCATAATTCATAGCTGCGTAATTATATGTGCCTATTAATTTTGAAGAATTGTTTTCTTCAATAAGTGCATCATAATACTTACTGATGTCTTTAGCACAATCCACGATCTCTTCAATATCAAGAACTTCATCAAAGACCTTTGATGGATCAGAATAGATATTACGAATGATATGAGTATATGAACGACTGTGGATAGTCTCAAAGAAAGTCCAAGTCTGAATCCAGTTTTCAATCTCTGGAAGACTGCAAATGGGAAGGAATGCTATAGATGGAGCGCGTCCCTGAACAGAATCAAGAATAATTTGACGCTTCAGGTTAGCTGTAAAGATATGCTTCTCATGATCCAATAGACCCTTGAAGTCTTTTGAGTCACGTGATAGATCTACTTCTTCTGGTCTCCAAAAGAATCCCATATGCTTCTCAGTTAGCTTTTCAAAGAAAGGATATTTTTGCTTATCATAACGAGCAATATTCAATGGCTGTCCAAAGAATATAGTATTATCCAATGAATTACTATCGAGATTAAAAACTGACATATTTTTTCCTTAAATTATAACTTGCAAGATTCACAATCCACATTATCTGTTTCTCCGGCTTCTAGTTTCTTTTCTGGTTGAACATCAATTTCACCAGAGCCATCGAATGTATTGAGATAATATAATTGCTTACCACCGTACTTATAAAACAATAACAAATGCTTAATCATTTCAGAAAGAGGAATCTTTTCCTCAGGATAAAACTTAGGATTATATGTAGTATTAACAGAAATACCTTGGTCAATAAACTTTTGTAGTACTGCCATAATCTTCAGATAACCTTCTGGTGAAGTTTGATCTGGAAGAAGTTCATACTTATTCTTTAACTTAGCAATGTTTGGTACAACTTGTTTAAGTATTCCATCCTTTGATTGCTTAATAGAAACAAGACTACGAGGTGGTTCAATACCATTAGTCGAATTACTAATCTGAGCCGACGTTTCAGCCGGCATCAAAGCCATCAATGTAGAATTACGAATACCATATGATGTTGCATAACGACGAACATAATCCCAGTCCATATTATATACTGGATTTACTAATTGGTCAACATCTTTTTTATAAGTATCAATAGGAAGAATACCTTGACTGTATTTAGTATCTTGAGTCTTTAAGCAAGCTCCTTGTTCAAAAGCAAGATCAACACTTGCTTTGATAAGATAGTATGACCATGCTTCAGCATATTCATGAACAAGATCAAGATTTGGATTAGAATAATTGGTATCATTCTTTGCAAGCCAATAAGCAAAGTTGATAATACCCACACCAAGAGGTCGGCGATCCATAGTAGAACGTTCAGCCGCTTTCACTGGATAGCTTTGATAATCCAATAGAGCATCAAGAGCACGAACAGCAATAGTACATGGCTTTTCAAAATCAGCCGGCTTCTTAATCTTGCCCCAATTAATTGCAGCTAATGTACAAAGACTAATTTCACCTTCTTCATCATTAATATCCTTCAATGGTTTTGTAGGAAGATTAATTTCGCAACAAAGATTTGATTGGTAAATCTTAGCATTATTTTCAATGAAGGAGCCGTGCTCATTTGCAAGGTCAACATTCATCAGATATATACGTCCAGTATCCTTCCGTTCCTGCATGAATGCCGAAAAAAGCTCGATTGCAGGAACCGACTTCTTTCGTAGCTTTGGATTGCGTTCTGCAGATTCATAAAGCTTTCTGAAGTTGTCTGTGTCTGATGTAAAAAAGGCTTCATACAAATCAGGGACGTCTGCTGGGGAGAATAAAGTGATATTTCCGTTGTTAATGAGTCGCTCATACATCACCTTATTAAATTGTACACCATAATCTAGATGGCGAATACGATTATCTTCTGTGCCCTTATTATTCTTAAGGACAAGCATATCCTCTATTTCGAGGTGCCAGATTGGGAAATAGAGCGTAGCAGCTCCGCCGCGGACCCCGCCTTGTGAGCAGGACTTAACAGCACTTTGAAAATACTTATAAAAAGGTATAACTCCAGTATGACTAGCGTCACCATTACGAATGGCACTATTAATAGCCCTAATACGACCAGCGCCAATACCGATACCAGCTTTTTGACTGACGTATTTAACAATCGCCGAAGCGGTCGCGTTGATCGAGTCCAGCGAGTCATCCGTCTCAATGAGAACGCAGGACGAAAATTGTCTTTGCGGAGTTCTAACACCAGCCATGATAGGAGTAGGCAGAGACACGTCAAAAGTAGATATAGCATCATATAATTCCTTTACCCATTTAATTTTATCTTTTTCATAATTAGAAAACAAAGTCATTGCAATAAGCATAAATGCCATTTGCGGAGTTTCATAAAACTTTCCGGTAACTCGATTCTTTACAAGATACTTACCACGGAATTGTTCCATGGCTGCATAGGTAAGAAGCTTATCACGTTCATGATCTATATATTCTTCGAGCTCATACCATTCTTCTTGTGTATAGGCTGTTCCCAATGCTTCATCATAATAACCAAGAGACTTGACTTTAATATAATGAGTCAATAGATGCGGAGGAGTATAATTATCATACACTTCTTTACGAAGATGATAATTGATAAGACGACCAGCAACATATTGATAATTAGGGCTTTCTTCAGAAATAAGATCTGCAGCAGCCTTAATAAGAGTTTCTTGAATATCAGTAGACTTGATATTATTATAAAATTGAATTCTCGTTTTAATTTCGAGATCTGATACAGATACGCCGGTTAAACCTTCACATGCAAACGATGTGATTCTATGAAACTTTTGTAGATCAAGAGGTTGCTTAGATCCATCTCTCTTTATAACGTTAATTGTCATTCTTCTAATGCCTTTACAATATCAGGGAAATGAGTGCCGATAATATCCCAACACTTAATAGCTACTTCACGGTGTTCCTTTTGAGTACCATTACCCATACGTAATGTGCAGTAATGAATCCAACTACGAAGGGTTCCACTCATATACAGAGTGGTCTCAGTCATACCTTCTGGCAGTACTGCACGAGCTTGTTCTTTAGCAATACCATGATCCAAGGCCCACTTATAAGAAGACATTGCTTCATTCTTTGCCTTCAGTTGGAAATAATTCCATTCTTCTTGAAGACGGCGATCATCTGTCTCAATAGAATTCTGACGGTTCTTTGTATCTTGTAAACGAGCTTCTCGGGTTACAAAGTTTTCTGATACTGCATAACGCTGACTAAATTCTTGGAATGAAAATGAACGGTGTCTTAGGATCTGACGAGAAATATCTCTAGTAGTCTTGATCTCTACAACCATATGAACCATTTCCAATGGTGACCAATGTTCATTTTCTACGAGATACTTGACGAGCTTACCGGCGGTCTTAGTATTATTTTGATTTGCTGGATTAGATACTCTTGCAGCATACGCAACGAGCTCTTGTGCAGTATAACATTCTGAGTATGCAGTTGGCTTTGTTAGTCCGATAAGATTTACTTCATTCATATTTTCTTCCATTCATTAAATTTTAGTTGTGCCAAAATACCTTCATAAGTACAAGAGTCAATAATCCTTTGTACTTCTTGTGGTGTCATTCCACCAAGAATCATATCATTAATATCTTTGTATTTTAAGTCATTTGGCCAAATACATACTTTATACTTTTGTGCAACTTGACCAATCCTTTTTACAATCTCTGCATTACGAGGTTCATTATCATAAACAAACACAGAGTGCTCGTTGACTACATCAATATTTATATCCGCCCCGGCCATAGAAATACAGTTAGGAAGAAATAAAGAATCAATAGGACCTTCAACAATATAATGCTTTTTAGTCAGATCTGCTTTATCAAGACCAAAGACTTTAATCTCATCTTGAAGCATAATTGAAATATATCTAAGTTTATCATTTGGATCAAAGCTTCGACCTTGATAACCAATCAGCTTTTCATTCTTATCAAGAAAAGGAATTACAAGCCGTGGAGAATCCTTATCGGTCTTAAGCTTATTTGGAATAATAGTATTAGTCCAAGTTGCAAACTTAGAACAATAGAAAAGTCGGCTGTGTGCTTCAGGAGGAATTTTTCTATCGACAACATATTGCTTAGCAGGATGATCCCACTTTAGTTGCGAGATCTTTTTGAGCTTAAGTAACGGTGACCCTGCGCGCATATGATTAGGATGCTTGAAAGCGGGTTCTTTCTTTTCAACCGGCGGCTTATCCTTTTCAAGGAATACTTCTTGATTATAATCTTGATAATATTCCGGTGCAATATCACGAAGAAAGGATGCAATGTTTCTGCCCGCTCCACAATTATGACAATGATAAATGATAGAATCTTGTTTTTGAAAGAAAAAGCCACGAGCTTTGAGCTGACTCTTTTTTGAGTCACCACAAATTGGACACCGAAAGTTAGCTTGATATGGGTTATGAGATTTTACCTTGAAGCGATCAAGCTTCACGGAAACAAGATTAGCGTATTTTACATCGATCCAAAGAGACATAGTAGTTTACCTTCTATTATATAGTACATTATACTATAGTCTAGATAAAATGTAAACTACTATTTTAGTGTTTCATCATTACAAAAGGAGTAACAAACACCGATAATAACCAAGAAATAATAGCAACGCCGCCTAAAATAGTCCAACGCCAATTCTCAATTGTGCGTGTTCTTTTTGATAGCTTTTCTAATGCATCAATATGCTCTGCACGAAGACCTTTAATTTCTTTTGTAAGATCTTCAATGTCTTTCTTAACATTAGTTTCCATTGTTGCCATTTTAGTATTGATTAGATCATTTGTCTTATCAATTTCTTTATATACATCTTTGTGTATATCATCATGTGTATTAATTTTTGTTTCGTGCACGGCCAGTAATTGCTTAATTGTACTAGATACATCAGACAGCTTTTCAATAGTCGTATCAAGTCTATCAAATAGACCTGAAACTTGTGAGATCTCTTTTTCTAAAAGAGCTAAACGAGTTTCTACTGTTTTATCGTCTTCTGCCACGGTATCCTCTTATTTTTTAAGTGTTGTATTATCTACTGATCGAACTTTATTTATCCAATCTTGTAGTGCTTTTAATTGGGCTGCGTTTTGGTAACAGATGGAGTAGTTATCGACGATTGTACCAAGGGCTTGACTGTTTGTAACTGTTGAGGCGGTTTCATCAGAAGCTCTGGTGGAGTCGGAAGCGCTGTCGGTGGCAGCTGAATTGTGGATGTACACCCAGCCATTAGACAGCAGGTGAGTATCATTGAGATTGTTAGCATTGTTTTCATTGATATACTCTTTTTGTGTTATAACTTTTGTCTGAGTAATATATTTAGTAATTACATGATTACTAATATTTTGATTCTCTTGTAAAAGTTTATTGTATTTGCTTTGCCAATCTAATGTAATTTGAGAAATCTTTTGATCGCCTACGGCAATACCCTTAGTATATCCATTTTGATATGCTAAAAATACTATAATCATCATAGGAAGAATTGCACTAAAAGCTCCAAGTATTACCGAAGCTAATGCGTGCGAAAGAATTCCTCTAATAAAATTAAACATATTGATTGCCTCTTCTATTCATAAACTTAATTCCACGTCTATTCATTAAGTTTCCTGTAGATCTAGGAGCTTTTACTTTTGAAGCAAGATCTGTTTTACTAGAACCAGTCATACCAACTTTAAAACGCTTTTTCTTTCTAAACATTGGTGGGCTCTGAACTTTACCAGATCTATCTACGATGCTTCCAATACCAGCAGTTGTAGTTGTAGGAGCACCTCCACCAAGACCACCAGCAGCTCCGCCGCCGTCTTCTTGAATAGCTATAAAAAGTTTAAACTCTAGCATGGAATGTTCCTATATGGTTTTTAATTTTTCCAAAATATACTGGTTTGTTTCTACTGCATCGTAGTCTGCAAACTCTATATTATTTATTTTATTTGGAATATAACCAAGAAACTCAAGAAAAGCTTTAAGCTCAGGATAGAAACCCTTGAGCTTAAAGAGCAATATTCTACTAGTATGTATTGGACCAAAAACGTTATTCAAAATCACGATGTGATTAAGAATTAATCGTTCTTTCAATTCACCAGTCTCTTTATATTTATTAAAGAGTCTTTTGATATACTTGATTCTGCTCAAGTCCTCAACAAATTCTTTATCATCAAAACACTGTGGATTTGCATAATGTTTATAGCAATAAAATATAAAATTGCTTTCAGTAATAATCTCAATCATGCATGATATTAAGAAATAACAGTAATTGTAAATGATGTATTATGCTGTGATGGTGGAATATCTTGTGGACCTTGCGGACATACACCTTGATATACTACAGTGTTTGCAGCATTGAGTATTTGAATTACGCCTTCATATCTTGGACGAATAATAATTTTATTAGGAACAGTCTGAAATACGTGTAGTTCTGGAGTAGTTGACATTTTATTTTCCTTTATAAGAGTTTTTCTACAGACATTGTGCCATGATTACTGTTAGTTGGAGATCCCATTGCGGTAACGCGATACATATAACCGTATTGATAATCAGTTATGTTTATTACAACTGTGTCTCCAGCTGAAACAAATGGATTACTAGGATTTAAACTTAAGTAGGCATTTTGAGCAGGTGATTGACCAGATCCACCAAATCCAGTAATAACACCATTAGCATAAGTAAGAGAGCCAGTCCATCCAAATACACTTAATGTTGAACTATCTGGTCCAGCAACTTGAACAACACCTGCAACAAATCTGAAGCGGACACCAGGATAAGGAGTATTGCCAGTATCAATAACAGTTGAATCTGGAGAATTAAATGGTGCAGAATAAACGCCATCTGCATATCCACTTAATACGAGATTATTATTATTATTCCATAAAGCATTAGTCTGATTTGGATCAACAGTTGGAAGATTGTTTATATAGACGTGTCCATTACTTCCTCCAGATACTCCTGGCCCACCTTGAATAATTACATCTCCACCTACTGCAGTACTTTGACCACCACTAAGTGTTAATGTACCAGCTGCATAATCTCCTGTAGTATTACCAGCAAAAATATTAATATGCCCACCAATTCCATTAGAATTAGGCCCAGCAAATACATTGATTTGGCCAACATCTAATTGTAAAGTATCAGAACTTGTTCTATTTCCTACAATAATATTAATATCACCGCCGCCGCGGCCACCATTACCAGAGTTTAAAGTGATGCCGCCGCCATGATAATCAGCAGATACACCAGAGGATAAAGTAATACCACCACCGCCTGAACTGCCTGCTCCAGCAGCTAATTGAATTTCTCCACCAACAGCATTTGGACCATTACCTGCATTTAGATAAACTGATCCACCATTATTTTGATCAGATTGTCCTGCTTCTAAATTGATAGAACCACCTGCACCATAACCATAAGCGTATCCTCCTATGATATAAATTTCACCACCACCGGTATTACTTGATGCAGAATTGGTACTATTATCTTGACCTGCTGAAATGACCCATGTGGCTGCAGCAGAAAGAGCATTTCCATTTGCATCAATAACATTTGATGGCATATATGAAAGTACTCCAGGTGGAGACATCTGCGGTATCATATAAATGTCAGGCTGTGTTGATGAATTTATGCTATCTGCGAGCTCTGGTGAATATAGCCATTCATTAAATCCATTAACCAAAACAATGCCTTGACCATTTTGAGTAAAGGAAATTTGATTTATATTTGAAAATGGAAAAAATCCACTTAAAGTAGTAAGAGATATATTAGTATCAGCAAATTGAATTTGTACTTCATCATTTGCATTAACTTTATTTTGCATAATGAATATTGTTTTATCACCAGCATTATAAGTATTACCGCTTGAACTATATGTTGGAATAACTATAACTTGTGGTTGACCAGATCCATCTGATGTAATATTATAAACATCATAATTCATACCGACTTCGATTGATGAAGCAGAATTAGTAGTAAGAGATGCTACTCTTTTTCCGCCTGCAGATCCAGCATATCCACTCAGAACAACAGTATTATCAGAATTCCAAAGTGCATTAGTAATTCCTGGATCATTTGTTGGTAAAGTTTCTAAGATAATATTACCGGGCAAATTATCACCAGAACCGGGTCTAAGTATTACAGATCCACCATTTGAGTTAACACTATTTCCACCTAAAATAGAAACATTACCACCATTTGGACCAACACCTAAACCGCCATTGATTATGACTTCTCCAGGAGTGCCACTGTATGTTGCACCAGCATTTATATAAACAGTACCAGCAATACTATTTCCAGAAGCTCCTGCTTGAATATCAATAGATCCACCATGTGAATTTACATTAGCATATCCACTTCCAGCAGTAATATTAATAGTTCCACCGTTAGTATTATCTTTGTTTTGATCTCCAGCAACTAAAGCTACACTGATACCATCGCCGTCATCTGGATGATCTGAATCATATGTTCCAAACTGTACAGTTTGGCCACCTTGAGGAATTAAATTATAATCACCATCTGTTTCACCAGAATAGCAACCCCATTCATCATAATTATTAACTACCTTAAATCCGGAACCTACTGAATATAATTCTACTCTTTGAATTTTAGATGATGGATAATATCCAGCACCTTGACTTAAATCATAAAATGGGCTTTCATCTTGTGTTGTAATTTCAATATATTCATTGTTTGCTTGATGTTCATAGACAAACAATGTAGTGTGGCCCGCATTAACTGGGTCAGCATATCCATTAAGATGTGTATTAGATACATAGTTCCAAGCTGGAATGGTTATACTATTATTGACTCCAGTTCCATCAGATGTAATATAATAAACATCAACTGACATATTTGGAACAAATGGTGTATTTGCAACCATTGTAATATGTTGAATATTTTTAGCTGAATTACTTGAAAGAGTACCATCATTAGCTATGCTAAGACCGGATCCAACTTTAATTACACCTAAAGATGTAGTATTAGCTTTAGGTGTAGAATGAGTTATACTGGCATTTACAGTTTGAATAATTGTATTCACAGTAACAATATTTGAAGTTGGATACGTATTAGGATTACGTATAACTAAAAAAATATCATTATTACTTAAAACTGTAGCTTCAGGTAATGAACTAATTTTTATATCAGGATGTGTTGTCATGGTTATCCAGCTTGAAAGTTGTTAAATATTTATAAATTAATTGAATCTGTTCCAAGAGCCATTATAATACACATAAGAAGTAAATGTTGTTGTGCTTGTATCAAAATATAATAACCCTTGAGTACCAGGCAGTGTTGGAGAACCTGTTCCAAATAATGTACCTTGTGGAGTTGGTGCAGATTTTATTCCAATAAGAATAACTTCATTTGTTACAGAAGAAGTAAATGTTGTAGTTTCACTGATTGTTGATCCTATAGTTGGATATACTTTATGCCCAGCCCAACCATCACGTCCTGAAGCATTTACTATTGTTTGATCTACTGTCCAAGTAGGATCTGGAATTAATCCTGTACCTGTAGATGTAGAATATGAAAGTACTAATGCAAGATCATAAGATGTTGTTGCCGTAGTAGATTCTGTGTGATTAGTAGTTGAATTTATTTGTACTAATTTAGAAACATCTATTGAAGGAGGAGTACTAAATCCTGACACTTCAAACATTGCAAATATACCAGATGATGCAGCAACAGTACCGCACTGCTGAGTTTGACTATCACCTGACTGAATTTTTTTATAATTAACTATAAGATTATCAGCGGCTTCACCTTGAGTTAAAATAGATGTAAATCCATTTCCATTTGCATTATATGAATTTGTATATGAAGACCAAAGAGCAATAATATAATTACCTGGTGTCAATGGATTAGGAAAAGTTCCAACTAATTGAGAGCTATTAGTAGTTCCACCCATAATAGATTGCACAACTTGTGGTGCATATACTTGCTGTGGTGTAGGTGTAACAGTAGGAATTCCAATTGGTATCCAGGTTGTTCCAGTACTATCAAGAATAAATGCTGCATTAGCTTCTAAGTCAGATACAATTTGACCAGGATATCTTCTTGCATGAGACAAGTATGAATTGCGAACAAAGGTATTTGCAAAAACTTGATCTACATCGACTGGTTGTGCTAACTGTCTTTGAAATACTAATGGAAATAATGTAGGTTGAGTCATGAATACTTATCCAATAATTAATATATTTTATTTATTATGTATTGACAATCTGTCTTCTTCTATTTGTTGGAGATAAAGGCAGCTGAATCATTGTATAACCAGTAATGGACATAATCTGTTGTGTAGCATCAGGAGCTCCAATTTGGGTATAACTAGTAATTGAAGTTACCTGTTGTGTAGCATCAGGAGCTCCAATTTGGGTATAACCAGTAATTGAAGTTACCTGCTGATTATCAGTAGATAAAGGATTTTGAGAAGAAACTGTTCCTACTGGTCCTGATGCAACTGGTCCAAATCCTGGCATTTATTTGTCCATCATAAAATATGCATTAGCTTTTATCATTGATTATCCAGCTTTTAAAATTATTTCATATTTATAATATAAAAATCAATTGAATCTATTCCAAGTTCCATTATAATATATGTAAGAAGTAAATGGAGATGTATTTGTATCAAAATAACGATCACCTACCTGGCCGCTAATTGTTGGTGCACCAGAAGAAATAGTTTCAGTCTCACCTGTAATTGTATATGCACCGGCAACATTATCTACAAAAACCGAACATATATAATAGTCGCCTGACACAGTATAAACAACAGATTGAGCACCTGCCGAGCCAACCACAGAGGTATAGGTTGCCGCCTTGATATCAGAAAATATATTAGTCTGTTGAACTGTTCCAGGTGTAACAGAAGTAATATTTCCTCCGCGAACTGTGGCAAAATGAATTCCTATATCATTAACCTGCACGCTGCTTGCACTTGTAAGTGTTGTGCTGCCATCAGCATTTCCTTGTGTGTTGCGAATAGTTGCAGTACCCTGAAGCGTAACCATTTGACAGATGGCATTATAAGAATTATTAAAAATAACTGTTACATGCCCTGCTGTAATATCATCCGAGGTAAGTATCTTGCTGAAAGTTGCGCCCTGAATTCCAGAAGCACTGGAACTTTTCAGTGAGGTCCAACCAGATGGAGGCCCCGATGGACCATACCCACCCGCTCCATTTAGAATTGCAAAATCTCCTGCAACAGTTCCAGTTGGGAAAGGTACATCAAAACTATTTGTGGATCCGCTAACATAGGAGTAACCGCGTATTTGAGGTGGTACATTAGTAGATGTAGCTGTATATCCACCGCCACCGGTAAAATTATCTTTATTAGCTGCACAAGCAATTGTTGCTGAACCTGTTAAAGAAAGCAAAGAACCAGTAGAGCTTTGAAAATATTGATCAGTTCCTGGACCAGGTCTTGTTATTGTAGTTCCATCATAAACTCCAACTCCAATTTCCCAAGCTGTACCATCTTGAATAAGATAGCTATAAGATTGTCCTACTACTGCTCCTGCAGCTGACCAGCTTTGATATGGTGATACTGCTGAACCAAGGGTAACTGTTCCAGTACCAGTTGTGGCTGTTGAAACTTCAACGCGATTAAGAAGAAGACCGGTCATGTCGAGCTTTGTACTCCAAGTTCAATAGCAGCAGCTGCAGATGATGTCCAAGCAGATGATGTGGCGGGATCCACGGTCCACGAATTAAAATATGAATCATATCCGGCTGAAAGCGAAATTGCAGTACTTACATAATTTGTTCCACCCAAACAAAGACAAAGTTTAATGTTTGCTGGCCCGGCCCCTTGAACACGAGCTCTTGCAGCTACACCACGAGCAAGTACATTATAAGAACTAAGGTTAAGTGTACTTTGATAAAATGTATCAGTAAGATCAGCTGAAGCGGCATACATATAATTTGCATCATTGAGAGGAATGGCTGACATATCGCCTACTTTAGTTGTACCTACACCAGTCCATCCATTATTTGTTGCACTTTCAGTATCAAATCTATCTGTAACTAAAATACGGCCAATGGTTGAGGTCGTGTCGCAAATTACTTGTGAGTGGTTGGTATCAACCGCATTACCATATTGACCGTTCCAGCCGCTGAAAACCAGACTTGTGATGCCGCTCCATCCAGAATGATTAAGGCCCGTTGAAGTGAAAAGCTGCGCTCCGGCGACATAGACCGTAAAACTCCCACTCCCGCCAGCTACAATGTGAATGTCAAGGGTGTTCAGAAGTTGAAGTTCAATATGAAACGTACCAACAGAGGTCAGGGAGCCGCTTTGGAGAGTATAGGCGGTGCAACTTGGGTTGCTTCCTGACATTACAATTTGCGCAACGACCGTTGCTCCATTATAGAATATGAAAATAGGGCTTCCGCCACCGTTGTAATTGCCCGAATAGAGCACATCGTGCATCCAGAAGTCAGCGGCTGAAGGCCAGCTAGGCGAGCGGGCAAAGGTCGTGCCTCCCAAACACCCAATGGCACAACGCGAATATGATGAATTGAAATATGTACTATCAGTTGTTTCGTAGGTGTTTCCATCTGAAGCAATAAAGGTCGAAAGCTCACCGCCAAAGAATGGAAGCGCAGAAATTGTAGACATGTATTAATCTCCCATAACCTGTGCTTTAAAAATAATCATGCTGTAATTCCTTTGAAAGTAATACCTACATTTTGTATTGCTGCATCTGATATACTAACATTAGCTAAAAGTGTATCGCCTGGAACAAATACTGTAGAATCACTAGTGCTTCCTTGCGAATATCCATTAGAGAATATAGTAATAGTTCCTATTTGTGTTGTATTTTTATATATACTTAATACAAATGTTCCAGATGGTGGAGTTCCTACTGAACATTGAAATCCATTAAAGTTTGTTTGAATATCTATATTTGATACTGTATTATAAATTAATAAAGTTTCATTTGCGCCGGGTGTAGTAGTGAAGAAAAATGCAATGGGATGAGTTGCTAATACTGTATTAGCTATCCATTTACTAGTTGCGTTATCATATTTTAGATATTGGCCATCGATGCCTGCACTTTCAGCTACATTAACATCGGTTAAAGCTGAAAGAGTAGATACTCCTCCATATGGATATCCATTTGGATAATTAATACTTGATGTATTAAGAGGTAAACTTATATTACCAGATTTAGTAAACTGCCAAGTATTATTACCTGCTGTTATATTAACTTGTGCAGGAAGTCTAGGAGTAACATTAAAAGTCAATGCAGACCATGTACTACCATCTGTTGTTGAAGTATGTCCTAGATAAAAATTGGAAAACTCATCACCAATTGCAACAAATAATCCAGATGAATTGACTGTTACTGAAGTTAGAGCTATAGGACCAGTAGTGCTATTGATTAATGCTGGTGTAGTCCAATTACTACCATCAGAAGATTTAGCGTATACTGGACCAACTTGGCCAAATCCGACAGCAATAAATAATCCAGATGAATTGACTGTTACTGAAGTCATAAATCCAATAGAAGTGCTACCATTCATTACTGCAGGAGTAGTCCAATTACTACCATCAGACGAAGTGGCATATAATGGATAACCACTATTACCATCAAGTCCGACAGCAACAAATAATCCAGATGAATTGACTGTTACTGAAGTCAATAGTACAGGAGAAGTGCTACCATTCATTACTGCAGGAGTAGTCCAATTACTACCATCAGACGAAGTGGCATATAATGGATAATCATTATTACCAATGCCAACAGCAATAAATAATCCAGATGAATTGACTGTTACTGAATTCATTTGCGCATATGAAGTACTGCCATTCATTAATGCAGGAGTAGTCCATGCAGTTCCATCTGCTGAAGTGGCATATAATGGATAATTATTATTATTAAAACCAACTGCAACGAACAGACCAGCTGAGTTTACTGTTATTGATTGCATATGTGCATATGAAGTACTATCATTCATTAATGCAGGAGTAGTCCATGCGGTTCCATCAGACGAAGTGGCATATAATGGATAAGTATTATTATCGTATCCAATTGCAACGAACAAACCGGCTGAGTTTACTGTTACTGAAGTCAATAGTGCATATGAAGTACTGCCATTCATTAATGCAGGATTAGTCCACGTGATTCCATCAGTTGATGTAGCATATAGTGGATAATAAGTATTATTATCGTATCCTACAGCAACAAATAATCCAGATGAATTGACTGTTATTGAAGTCATTATTGCATATGGATAATCTGGAGAAGTTCCAATTATATTGGTATTTCCTGTAGAATTCAAAAGATTTATATTTGCACCAGTCAAACTAGTGGAAATAGTAGTATTATTAAATGTAATATTACCCGTGTTTACAGTTGCAGATACAGTATTTGCTACCCATTTCCCGGTTGCATTATCATATTTCAGATATTGGCCATCGATGCCTACACCTTCAGTTACATTAACATCAGTTAATCCATGTAGAGTACTAGAACCACTTCCACCAGATCCCGCTGATAACCAAGTAGTTCTAGTACTATCAAGAACAAATATTGCATTAGCTTCTAGATCAGATACAATTTGTCCTGCATATCTTCTAGGACTAGTTAAGTATGCATTACGATTAAATGTATTAGAAAATACGGTATCTACATCAAGAGGAGATGCTATTTGTCTTTGAAATACTATTGGTAATAATGTAGGTTGAGTCATTAGATGAACACTTGATAATTTACAACTTGTGAATATGGCTCAACTGGAATGAATGTATATACCTTATATGATATTGGACTATACCCATTAGCACCTGATACATTTACAAGTGTTTTGTCAAAAGAAGCTTTAATTTCATTATAAGCATATTCTACATATTTAACAGAAGTTACATCTCGTTCTGTTGCAGGATATGCAAATATTACTGCAGCCGCACCAATTGGAACTGTAATTGTAAAGTTTGGATTTCCACCTTCTCCAACATTAAATGTAGATGATAAAGCACGAATCTCAGCATTTGTTGTAGGAACAACTGGATTCGTCGATGTTCCATAAAATGCTTTACGTGATCCAGTAAATGTAATATTACCAGATGTTGCTGTACCGGCTTGAATCTGACCAGTAGCATTTGCATTGCCTTGGGTATCAGTTTTTACTGGACCTTGTGCGTATGCAATGTGTGCATTATATGTAATAGGTGTTTCTGTAATTTGCACTGAACTATCAGTATATGAAGTTGATGTAGAAAGTTGTGCAGAATTTTTATAGAGCACATATGCTCCAGCCGCACCACCATCGTGTTGAGTATATGTTCCAGTAAGAGCAATATTTTGTGTTGTACCAACTTCAATATTGCCTGGCGATGGACTTGATCCAAGAGATAGTGTAGGTGCAGTATAGGTTGGTGGAATTGGAGGAGCTATATAAATTGAAATAGCTTCTACAAATTGCTGAAATGTCATGCCCGCTGGAAACACATAACCAGAACTAACTGCACCTATAGTTGTTCCAGTAACAGTAACGTTAGCAGTTAAAGCCCCAGCTGCAGCACCAGCATAATGAGCAACAGCATTTGCAAATACACCAAACTCGATAGTATTAGTTGTTGGTTGTGTATCAATATTATTAGTAACAACTATAATATCAGTATTTGATATACTTGTAGTTCGTGGAATATCATTTATTAAAATATCAACTATTGGCATGGATCAATCCGATACTATTAAGGAAGATTTTGTGTACCGCCAGTAACTCCCTTGCCACCATTCTTGATGAACACTAAAGTTTCATACAATACACGGCCTGCACGACCACCAAGGGCCAGCTTATAATTTGAAGCTGTATCACCGCCGGAACCAGCAGAAGCACCACCAGTAGAATTAGCAATGGCTAAAGTTACTACTGAAACATTGGCAAACCCTGCACCACCATTTACTACAGATGTCGCAACAATACCGCCAGTTGTATTTGTAGTAATAGCAACTGTAGCATTTGATGTTCCACCGCTGAGAACAAACTTATCTGTATTACTATAAGATAATCCAGATGGTGTTACAACTGTCAGCGATGTTACTGGGCCAGTTCCAATAGTAGCATTTATCCAACCAGGAGAAATACCCTTTGAACCCGTTGCAGTATATCTTGATTGAACAACTGCAGTATTAACACCAAATGTTCCAACTGCTTCTAATGCTTCAAAAGCACCAACAGTTGTATTACTGAAAGTGCTTAGATCATTAGGACGAGCTGCTGAAGAGGTTACTACATTACCTGTACCAGTCAGACGCTTACCAGCTACACGGTCAACAACAAATGTGGTCGACTTTGGAGCATTATTTTGTTGATTTAATTTTCCCCATAAAGGCATTAGTTATCTCCTTTGTTATTAGTACTATTTATAATAGATTGTGAATCTCTAACAAAGAAGATCGGCCTTAGGTCCATAATGACTTTATTAGTCGATCCATTAGTCAGTTGTTTAACCACAGTGTTAGAAGAATCTAGAATCATGGCCTTTTGAGATAGAGTTACTATCATTTATTACGATTCTTAAACTCTTCTTCAGAAGCCATTCTTCTCAGGTCAATATTCTTACTCATAATTTCATGGATAGTACTAGCAAGACCATGAGTAAAGCCTGGGACGCGAGGATTTACATCTTCTTTAGCATCCTTCTTGTCAGACTTCTTATCGTTGTCTTTCTTCTCAGCCTTCTTATCCATTTCTTTATCTTCATCCGAAGCTTCCCATTCATCATGAGACATTCCGGTTTTCTTTTCCATCTTCTTATCTTCTTTGTCGTCTTCCTCAGAATCTTCATACTTTTCATGCATCTTCTTGCCTTGACGAAGCTTAGCTAAATCGCCAGCATCAATCTTATCTGCAGGAGGAGACATGGCAGCAATCTTCTTTTGCTTTGGAGAAAGTTCTGCTTCTTCCTTGGTTGGACGTGGCAGATCGCTGAAGCTATAATTCTTCAGGAAGTGATGTACATCCTTTGTTTTACCATGGAAGCCATGATGAATATCACCAGTACCAGCATGTACTAATACGTGCTCATCAGTACCTGGCTTATTATGAAGGTGGAACATCTCGCCGGTATGATCCTTATGCGAGCTGATCTTATTCCAGCCATGCATGTCAACGGCTTCACCAAAGATTTCAACTTCTTCTTTTGAGTATTGACGTGTTGCTGGATCATATGTTGCACCACGAGCAAGCGAGATCTTCTTTGGACCAGCTGGCTCATCGCCTTTACCAGTCTTCATAGCATCATAGAAATGAGCCTTGCTCTTACCGAGCTTTGCAAGATATCTACGCTTTGCTTCTGGCTTTTGATTATGCTCGTTATCAAAATGAAGCAGAGCTTTATGTGCTTCAGCGCGACGAACGTGATGAACTTCACCAGAAGCAAATCTTACCTTTGCACCTTCTGGATTATCAGCAGCATGACCTAACTGCTGAGTAATACCACGTGGTTCTGCCTTTTCAGCTTCTGAATCACCTGCACGACGCTTAGGAATACCTGTTGTACCCTTTGGACGACCACGACCACGCTTTACTGGAGCTTCATCTTCTTCAAGAGTTTCTTCATCGAGAATTGCAAGAACATCGATGTCCTTATATTTTTCAGCAAATTCTTCTGTGCTAAGTGTTTCGATGTCTACAACAATTTCTTCTTTAGTGATCATTTTAAGCTCCTAAAATTTATTATTATTTATTTATTAGATGATTTTAACATCCATTGATGTTTCATATGCTTGTCTAAACGATCTTGTAAAAAGTTTTCTACACCGCGTTCATTTGCAGTAGATGCTTCTTTTAAAGCTCGTTTAATTGATGCCATAACTATATCATTATTACTGATAAGCGCATTAAGCATTTCTTTGATATCAAGAACCTTTTCTGTTTCTTCTAACTCAGATAAATCCATGAAACGCTTTATTGTACCTGGAGCATAAGCACCTAATGCGCGGATATGCTCTGCAATATTATCAACAGAGTCATGCACTTCTTCATATAGCTCTTGAAAGAACTTATGATATTGATAAAAGTCTTGACCTTCTACATTCCAATGAAAGTAGTGAAGATTCAAATAAAAGCAAAATGCATTTGCTTCAAAGACTTTCATTTCATCGATTAAATTACTCAAGTTCTGCATCTCCAACGGCGAAGTGACATGGCCTTACGAGTTGGTCTACCCTTTTCATCCTTCATAGGACCTGGCATTCCACTCATTCTAGCACAGAAAGATCTACGACGAGCAGCTCTCTTACCCTTAGGATTCTTTTCAGTTACTGCTGTCGAAAGCTTTGAGCCTGGATTTTGTCTACGGAAGTGAGCAGCACCTTTAGCAGTCAGACCTGCACCAGCTTCAGTAGATCTGAAGTACCCCTTTGAATCTGCACCGCGTTCAGTAAGTGTTTCTTCCATTGCAGGAGCTGGTTTATTATTGATAGGCATTGCTGGCTTACTATAGAACTTTAACTTTGCTGGCTTTGGCTTATTGCGCTTTGTACTATCACCACGATCAGCAGCTGCATAGAATTGAGGAGATAGTTCATCAATCTGTTCGGCAGATTCTTCCATCTTCTTAGCACGGGCTTTAGCAAGAGCAGCCTTGAAAGCATCAGCACTATTGACTTTCTTGAATGCTACTTTCTTACCTGGATCTTTTTCAACAGGTTTGATTCCTCTGTGACCCATACGAATGCTTTCATATACCTTAGGACCGGGTACACCATTTTTAGTGACTTGAGTATAGGTACCCTTTTCATCTTTATCTCTAATAGTTGATGTAACACCACCAGCCTTAGATTGATCTATCATCTTTTGTGTAGCTTTTAAATACCCCTGAGAGAATGGACCTTCAGATACTATTTCTTCTTTAACTTTACTAGCCATATAATCAGAAGCAGCATCAAGCATACCAGAACCCTTGGTAATTTTAGCTTGAAGCCATGCAGGCAATTGAGTATTCTTACTCATTTTACCTTTAAGAGTTTTGGCAGCACGTTCAGCAGTTGAAAGTTGATTTGCTGCCATTTCACCTTCAGCATCAACTTCTTCTTGAGCTGCCTTAAAGTTTGCAGCAGTAGGAGCACCCTTGGAACCCGGCTTACGCATATGCTCTCCAGATCCATGCTTAATGCGCGCTCGCTTTGCATGAATGTTATCCCAGAGTCCACGCTTTTCTTGTAACTCTTTGAAAGTAAGCAGTTTATTTTCTTCGTCCATCGGGTTCTCCACTTTATAGTCTTTTATTGCTTTTTTTGATTTACGTCGAATTTGGATAGAAGGAACAGCAGAAGCGATTTGACTTGAGTCAAAAGCAGAAGGTTTTTCATCAGATGTTCCCAGGGATGGTTCATTAAACATTCCTAACTCGTTAAGGGGTTTAGGCATTTCCTACCTTCTCTGGTTTACCATTACTACGGTTTAACATTAATGACACAGGGCCTTTTAATTTTCTCACTGTAGGTACATTTGGTCCAAGATCTTGTTGTGATCCTTGCATAGTAATAGATGAACCTGGATCATACCCATCTTCAACAAACGTTTTAAAGCGTTTAATTCCTTGACGACGCGGTAATTGATTATCAACATCTTTATCATTAAGATCTTTATCACAGCCAATATCAAAAGCCTTTTTACCTGGAGCCATGTTATCACGCTTATAACGAATTATAAACTGACGCTCTTCATATGGATTTTGTGCCATACTTGCTGGCATATACTTTGGAGCAACTGGCGTTTTAGTTGGCTTTACATCATATTTAACTGGCTTAGCAGTTCTACGTCCATGTTGATCTTCACGGCGGGCAGCTTGAATATCTGCTTTAGCTTTAGCAGCAAAGTCTTTAGTACGTTGTTCTGCTTCAGGCGAAAGACCGCTTTTAACTTTTGTTGTAGCTGGTGCATAATGAACAAAAGCTTCATGAATACCCATATGATGACGGACAGCATGGAATAAAGCTCGTGAATCTTCATGTGAAGTTCCTGCTGGCATATTACCATGGAAGCCTTTAAAATTATTATTTTGTGCATGCTCACGTTGCTTTGAAGCAGATGCGCCTGTAACGTCTTCAGCATCAGGATCTCTTTGTCCAGCTGAGATTACATTAAGATGTGGAATATGATAATGCTTATTAGGATCAAAATCAGGATCAGATGGGTGCTTATTATATTTGTGAAGTAGATTATGGAATTCATCTACACGATCTTGACCAACAACAAATGTAGCATGTGTTGTACCAGTTCTACTTAAATGCTTAACAGCATCTAAAGCAGTCTTTATTGGATGTTCTGAACTATCATGAATATTTGTATTAGGAAAAATCTTCTTCATAAATCCAACTTTCTCATCATGCGGAAGTGGATTTTTAGATCTATCATGTGAATGAGAAGTAAAAATCATATGATCTGCTCCATGTTGAGCAGCAACGTCTTTTACTTTATTGATTAATTTTTCATGACCAGCATGTGGAGGATTAAATCTACCAAATGTGAATACAGTATGTTTTTCTTTAGGCTGAGCTTCTTCTTTAATTCCACGAGTAAATGGATTAATTTCAATATCATCTAACTCAGAACCTAACATGGACTTCTTTCCACCTTTAGATAACTGTAGTTTTATTTTGATACGATCTACTAAGCTGCCCATGGAATATTCCTAAGATTAATTCATACTATATTTATAATTGTTCAATTATATTCCATGTTGCTACTAATCCTGCAGCTGAACCTCCAGCAGCTACTTGCTGTACTGCTAAAGTTAATGTTGCCGGATTTCCATTTATATCTGATCCTAGATTATATGTTGTTGGCAAAGCTTGAAATGAAGATGCTCCAGTTCCAGATTGAGTAATGCCTGAGAATATTTGAAGACCTCCTGATACAGTAGCTGTATTTGGCCAGGCCCAATATTGAGAAGATCTACCACAATTTGCACTAATAGTTGTATTAGAATATACTGGAATACCATTTACATTTGCATTATACAAAAGTACATATAAGAATGTTCCGGGACTACTATTTTTTCCTTGGTTATTAATATCAGCTAATAAAAGTTGTTCTGGAGATATATCACTGAATACATATGGTTCTCCAGAACGAAGACCGATAGATAGAATTGGTGTCAATGTAGTATTTGGAGTATATGGTGTAATATTATATGCTGTGGTTGGTGAAGGATTAAATACTGCTGGAGCTTCTGATTGAAAAGAAATACCAGACATTCCAAATGTTGGTGTTGATGTTTGCGAAGATGAATTAAAGATTTCACGGCGCAATGGCAAAGAATTATTTGTAATAAATGTAGTATTAACAGTACCAGTATAACTTTGAACATGGCAAATTTGTGGACCAAGTGGAGTACCCATACCAAAACGAATACGTCCCGTTCTACCGCCAATAAAGTCAAACCAAAAAGTATAATATTTGTTTAATCCTGCACTGAAAATATTAAATCCAGATGGTCCTGTACCATCTAATTTATCAACACTAAATGCATTTGCATAAGTTCTATCTTCGATAACATTACCATTTGCTTGTCTTCTTCTTACAACGACGGCTAATGTATTTGCAGAAACACCACCTTGTTCCCAAAATATTCCATTTGTATTACTAAACATTCCAGTACGGCGAGTAACACCAGATTCTGTAGTATTAGCTGTAAAGTTTACTGTAGTATAAACTGTATGTGATGTTCCTGGAATAATCTTAAATTTTTCATAAGTTTGTCTTGCCACAGATCCAATTGCACTCAGTCCACTTTGTAAAATAATTTCATTTGTATTAGAAACAAAAGTACTATTTGCAGCAGTGCCCGCCAGTGTTTGTGACCATCTAAAATTTGTGTCATCATCAATAACTGGAACATACCAATTTTGATTTAATGTAGTTGAAGTTCTAACTTTACTAAGTGCATCTAATGACCAAGTTGGAGCAAATTGTGTATATACATAGTTGCTAGTATTTGAAAGAACTTGAACATTCTGTGTAGCTGGAAAACTATTTACTGATATAGTACCAGAAGAAATTGTCACTGATTGATTAGAAAAAGAAACATTCTGTGTAACTGGATAATTGCCAATATTAATATTTCCACCAGAAACTGTAATGGATTGATTAGAGAAAGCTACATTTTGCGTGGTTGGAAATGTTACATTTACATTTTGAGTCGTTGGAAAATTATTTACTGATACAGTAACAGTATTTGTAATTCCAGCAATATTTCCAGAAACTGTTACTGACTGATTAGCAAAAGATACATTTTGTGTAACTGTAAAATTGCTAACATTTAAAGTTCCACCAGAAACAGTTATTGTTTGATTAGAGAATGAAACATTTTGTGTAACTGGGAAATTGCTAACATTTAAAGTTCCACCAGAAACAGTTATTGTTTGATTAGAGAATGAAACATTCTGAGTAGTTGGAAGATTATTTACACTTACTGTTCCTGAAGAAATAGTAACTGATTGATTAGAGAATGAAACGTTTTGTGTTCCAGGAAGATTATTGACACTAATATAACCATTAGCAACTGTAACAGACTGATTACTAAATGAAACATTCTGTGTAAGTGGATAATTCCCAATATTAATATTTCCACCGTTTACATATACAGAACTATTTGCAATTGGTTTAACATCTAATGGTGCAGCATTTGTAATAGGCGTACCATTGCTGTGAATTATTCCAACATTGCCGACAGTAACACTAATTGGGCCAGAAATAGAAACTGTTCCACCAGCTACAAGATTAATTGGAAGAGGATTAGTGTTTGAAATAACATTACCATCTTCAGATGCAATCATATTTACATCAAAAATACTTTTATTAGATGCTATAAAAGCATTATTTGAAAGTGTAAACTGTGCCATAAACTATCCTCTGGGTTCAAAGTTTGCTCGTGAGAATTCTGCACGATCGACGAATTTGGTGGGTCTATTATTTCTTACAACAACAAAACCTTCAGGCTTCGTCTTCTTACCTTTTATATGATTTTCAAATGTTGAATGAGATGATAGAGCATTGGTTAATACATCTTTTGCTTTTTGTAGATGATGATGTATTGCAAGAACATTGTTGAAATGATTTTTATTGTGTTCAACATCCATAATTTTAGAATTATACATTTCACGTTTAGCATCTTGTGCTTTAGGAGTCTTTACACTTGCAACACTTTTATCTCGCTGATCTGCTAAAAAGCCTTTGAAGCCTTCGTGATCTGGTGTCGTACCTTTACGGACTGTGCTATTGATGTATGTTTTAAGTAAAAGCCTATGAGGCTCAATAGCAGCATGGGCATCAGGGTGAGTTCTAGAAAATACATCAGATGCTGCCTCTAAATGTTTCTTAAATTGTGATTGTTGTCTTGGTGAATATTTGACTTTCTTTAAGTCATGATGAGAAGAAATTACATGTACATCTGGATGCTCATTAAAGTCTTTCATATCTGGTGCATATTCAGCTTTCATATCTTCAAGACTTGGACCACCACGATAAGCAGTATGTGGTACTACACCAATCTTAGAGTTTAAAGCTTTATGTCCTTCTTTTGAATTTGCATCTGTAGAATATTCAATGGTATTGGGTGTAAATGAAACCTTACCTTTATTATACTTTACATCATCAGGTGTATGCATAATATCACCTTGATAGACTCCTTGTTTAGGAGTAACTTTAGGAAGATGCTCAAGGGCTGCCTTAAGTTTCTTAACTAATCCAGGTGCATGGCCATGGTTAGCTTCTACATCTTCAGGTGTATAATTGATTTTTGGATTCTTATTAAAAGCTGACTTTGAAGCTACAAAGAATTTACCATTCTCTGGATGATGACCAAAGACTACAGAAGGTGAACCATCATATTTCATGGTTACCCGAGTATCATTATTTTTTCCAGAAAGCTTATTATGAACATCCATAAGATTATTATAGGCGTGAGTAAAACCTTCACCGCCTGAATTAATTACATGATCTTCTGCGTGTTCTAGATGTGTAAGCTTATCCTCATTGGATTCCATAGATTCCGCTAGATATAGTCTTTCCATTATAAGCTCCAAATTAATATATAGTTATTTATCGTAATCTAACCTTAATATCATTTGGATATTCGCCGCCTTTTGTATTGCGGACTTCTATCATATATTTTTTTGTACTATTTTCGCATTCTATTGTAATAGTTTTTGTGTTTATTCCAGGATATCTAATATTTGTAACTTTAATTCCAGATGTTAATTTATTTAAGTAATTTGAATCTATCCAATGGACT